GCTCACTGCCCATATTAGTTGCTGACCTGCCATTTGCAAATCAGGTTTAGGCTGTTGCTCTATTTTAATTGCCATATTATTTAGTTTTTATTTCTTTAATTCCTGCTAGTAAATCCTCTTTAAATGCAAACATCAACTCTTTAGGGAAGTCTTTTAGGTTCTTTTTTAGGGGTTTAGTGTAATAAGATAAGCCCCTACGCATATGTTGGTCAGGACTTGCCCCTAGTTGAACTACAGGTATTCCATATCGTTTCATACTTCTACCTATTAAAAAAGTCAAACTCTTTCTAGGGATAAATTTCCCTGTTTCCTCATCTCTTGCTCCTGACACTTTACTCGCTACCCATTTGTCTATTGCTTTACTAGGGGGTTGTTTCTTAAACTTAAAAGGGCTTTGCCTCCTCTTACCTTTAATATCTTTATAGTAGACTCTTTTCTCCGTTCCTGAAACTCCTTTCTCCATAAAATTTCCGTGTTCAGCACTAAGGAATTTAACTGAGAAACCTTTGTCAGTTTTAACTAGAGAATACTTTAATGAATCTAATAACTTGCCTGAGTGTTTGCTATTCTTTACTATATTCTTAGCAGCATAAACAACTCTTTGAGCAAAGTTCTTTAGGTAACGATGAGTAGCCTTAGTTTGCATTATTGTCCTGCTACAAATAGTTCTACTAAAACCTCTCTAGCCGTTTCTCCTGATGTTGGATTGAATATCACTATATAAGATAAGTTAGTTAAAGCGACTGATGTAAATCTAGGAGCAGTTGTTTCTCCCTTTTTACCTGTTGCACTATCCCATAAAATATGCGATTGACCTGCGTGTAGTTTTACTCTATAACTATCTAGAGTTGCTTCTCCCTCTGCACATTGGTCATCCATACCATTAGATACGAAACCTACTTCAATACTCTGTTCTGCGTCTAGGTTAGTAACCCTTATATATTTTGAGTTAGAATAATTATAAGATTGGTATTTAGCTGCTGAATTAGTTGCCTTAGCCCAATTCCCTATAATTGTTTCTGCCCCTGTTTTGCTACCTCCAGGACACTCTACTATCTTTTCAGCAGTTTTATCTATGTCTGAAATGACTACTGATTGTGTTGAGCCTCTTGTTGCTCCATTTAGAGTAATTGACTCTGTAATTGTTGTTGTTAAATTTGCCATAATTTGTTATTTGTTATTTTTATTGTATACACGATTTACCACTATCCTCAAAGACTAATTCAGGATTACATACTGCCCTCTGAACCATTATCGGCACATTGACTACCCAACCTGCTACGGCATTATCAAAACGCTCTGAGAACGGCTCTAAAGTATGTTCTCCAATACCCCATATATGTTGATTATCGTTTAAGTCTGTACCCTCTTTTAACACTTCTAGAATATCTAAAAGGGTTGATAGGGTGTCTGATAATACTTGTTGTTCATTACTTTGATGAGGTTCTACTAAGTCCATTATAAAGAATTGAAAATTAAACGCTAATGTTCCCTCTCTAGCGTCAACGCTTGTAGTTGTACAATGAAAGTAAGGGAATAGCGTGTTCTTTTCTAGGTCAATCTCCCATATGTCCCCTGCATTAACATCTTGAATGAACCTGTGCTTATGAGCAATACATAAAATAGTTTCTACTATGTTATTGTATGTTTTAGTCCTAATACTGTTATAGGGTACTTCATCTGTTTTGCTTGTGCTTGTCCTGTTTCTAAATAGATTGGCCATATTTTGCTCTGTTTTGTCTTTGTTGTTCTCTAGTTACTTCGTCTAGGTCAGTTTCATAACATAACCAAGTTAAGCACTCGTAGAGATTCATTTCAATTATTGTATGTAAATTAGTAATATCTCCATTTGTTAATCTATACATTACTCCGAACCAACCCCATCGTCTACTAAACTCCTCGTCATTGTTTCTTCCTGTAGGCTCTTGCTCGTCTGATTCTTCAGTTTCTCCGTTAAATACCACGGCAAAAGATTCAATAGTTCGCTTCCTAAAGTCCAAAAAAAAAGCAGGGCACTTTCTACCTCACTAGCCTTCATCTGCTTAAATTTTTGCTCCCTCATCTGTTTACTCTTAGTTTCATATCTTTCTATTGTATAAAAGTTACCATCTGTTTCTAAGATAGGCCTATAAAGAACTGCCATAATTTTATGTAGATTATCAGTCATATTGTCCTGAATATATGTTTCAATATCAGCCCATTCTCCTAGCGTTATCTCCTCTAGGTTAGGGTGGAAGCCATATTCTACATCATCAATCTTTATTCTATGTTTTAGGTTGCTTTGTTTATCTTGTTGTATTTCGGCTAACTTGCCTACTAACTTAGCAACATCAGTTAAATTTAACTCCTTTATAATGTTCTCAGGAATACTGCTTAGGGTTTGTATTGTATGTACTGCGTTCTGTGCCTCTGTTTGCCCTGAGCTAGTCCCACGGATTAACTCTGCCCATTTCTCTAATGTTACATCGTCCCACGAATCAATAACATTGTATTCAGTCTGTTTCCCATCTTTTGTTACATTTACTTTCATAATATATAAGAGATTTATTTGTTATTTAGTTTATTATTGTATATTTGCCCATATTTTTAGTTACTGAAAGCCCCCTACTATCTTATCTTGTCGTATTAGCCATTCTCTAAAGGTAGGGGGTTTTCATCTATTGTACAAAGTATTTTCCAAAATTACCATCTATTTCAAAATACATCCTCATAGCCATAGCATCTGAGTAGTCAGGTGAACGGCCTATAATTGATGTTACCTGTTCTTTAGGTAGCAATTTTAACTTATTGTCTTTATCAGCGTCTTTACTTCTAACCTGTTCTAGTTCCTCAATGATATGATTTTTAATGTTTACATCATTACAAGTTATACCTATTTGGCCTGTGTTTATTCGTTCAGCAAGTTTATAGTAGCATTGTGTTTTAAGGTTTTGATAGTTTTCTTTCTTTAGGGCAGTAGCGTTATTCACGAACCCCCTACATCTTAGATAATCTACAACCCCTCCTCCCACTCCGTCCTCATCAACGATTATATTGCTCAATTTAACTTCGTGAGTTTGTTGCATAGCCCTGATTAACTCCACAACCTCATTTATAGCCGTTTTAAGCACACTTCTCACTTCTGCAATATGTTGGCCTAACCATAACATTATTACCGTCCTGTCGCTCCCAAAACGAGCCACATCACAAGTTATGTATTTATCACCATCTGTTCCGTTAGTAGAGAACAAATTAACAATAGCATCATAATCAATTAGTGAATCGTTAGTAGCGTCATACTCCCAATTACCGAATAACAATCTTTGTTTAGATAACTCATCTAGGGTTTCTAATTGTGCTTTATAATGTTTAGATATGTACTCATTGTCATCTACTAGGGATTGAATGAACTTCCTGTGCTTTGCAAGTGTTCCCTCCTTACTAGGCTTGTAGTATTCAGTATAAGTCCAATTCTTTGCAGGGTTACAAGTCATTAGTAGTTTAGGGATTAAATCATAATCATCTAGTTTGTATCTTAGCCTACTAGCGACTACATTCTTTGCTTTCTCAGTTATTTGATTGGCCTCATCAATAAAAGCCCCTGTTAATTCCATACTCCCTAGACTATCAAAGTTCCTGTCACTAGGGTATAAAAATAAGTCCTTTAGGATTATCTCAGAACCATTCCAAAAGGTAATTATGTTAGATGAGCCGTTAAATGTATAATGAACATTAGCAATACAACCCCATAACTTACATACCTCAAAGAAAGTATTTAGAGTTGTTTTCTTTAAAGCATCTAGTTTACTTCTACCAATTAAGTATCTAGTGTTAGGGTATTCAACGCATAGGGATATTACCCACGCACAACCTATCCAAGATTTACCCCCTCCTGCTGCTCCTCCGAATAATATCTCCCTAGTAGTCTTGTCATACAGGTATTTAATTGCAGTCTTTTGAGTAGATGTAAATTTAGCGTCAATATCAATGAAGTCATCATTCATCATCTAGGTTAAAGTTTATTCTAATAGGTTTAGTTCCTGTTAAGTCTACTTCGTTTCGTTCTACATAGCCTCGTTTCTTGCCTTTTGTCTTTAGGTAGAAAATAGTTGCTGAGGTGTTACCATCTGATATTTGCTCGTGTAGTTGGCTTTCAGCAAAGTCTAGGGCTATGTTTTCAATCTCTTTTACTTCCCTAGCAAATTGTTCGTCCTCTTTTAACCATTTGTAAAAAGTGCTTCTAGGTAAGTCAAGTTTCCTACACGCTACTGTTACAACCCCTAAACTGCTTTCTAGGGCTTTTAATACGGCTTCCTTTTTTATGTGTCTACTTTTGTCCATCTCCATCTATAAATGCTTTTAGTGAATAAAGTATAAAACTATTCCTATATCCCTCCTCATCAAATTGTTCAATAGGTGTTACTCCGTGCATATTTCTCCAAGCAGGATAAACTAACATTGAGTTATTGCCCTGTTCAAATGTAGCGTTATAATCAGGTACATTTAGGCAACCTCCGTTAGCGTTGTTTCGTCTAGTTAGAATAACATTTAACGAGCCTACTATGTTTCTAATGTCTTGATGGTAATCTACTGCTATGTTAAAGTTACATATACCACTAGTGAACATATTGCCGAACCTCCATTCTTTATCTACATCTTTAACGCAATTCATTTGTTGCTCCCATAGATGAGGGGCTAACTTCTTAAATACATTCTCGCTCTCTAGGGCTATACCCATCATTGCTTTAACGAATAGTTGTGCTTTCTCTACTCTATGTATTTGTGCCTGATTCCTGTAGTTTCGTTTCATAACAGGTTGAGGAGGAATACTACCTAGCATTGTACTCCATTGAGTCATTCCTTTTTCCCTAGCCTCTGCTCTTGTTCCCTCTAGGACTACTGTTGCCATTCTATCTATAAATTGTTTAGGTACTCGTTCGCTCCTAAATTCAGCGTTTGCAATTCCTAGTAGTTGTGCCATCTTAGGACTAACATCATCTAAATCTTTAATATAAAACCCTATTACCTCGCCATCTGCTTCTAGGAGGCAAGTGTCAGTAATATTAGGCTCTGTATAAGGGCATTTATCATTTCTTTTGAAAGGGTGTTCGATTTTAAGTTCATCTAGGTTGATTTTTAGCATAGTATTTTGTTTAGGTAAGTAATTGTTTTAGTTGAGTTATCTAGTTCCTGATGGGCTTGTATATTGCCTACTCTTGTTGCTATACTCTTTAGGTGTCTTTCGGTCTGATTTGAGCCTCGTTTTTCTCTACCTAGTTTCCCATCTCCTTTTATTCTAATGATTAGGGGTTCTGCTTTCTCTATAAATTTGCTATTGGTAAATCTATCTCCCTCAAATACTCCAATCTTTCCCCTAGCCTTTATGTAACCAAGCATTTTAGGTAAATCTCGCATAACGGCCATAGATAATTTATCGCTACCCTCAAAAGTTGAGTTATCATATTTGCCGACTACTATGTATTTGTCTGTTTCGTGAAATGAAAACATACCTAGTTTGAATGTTTTGTTTTCCTCCCTAAGTAATTGTTTCATTACCCAAGTTTTACCTACTCCGCATTGTCCTATAATTAGTATTGTGTTTCTAATCCACGGCTTATTAGTTACTTTATATCCCTCGTTTTCCATCATAATTACTTCTCCTGTTAGTCTATAGTGATTTTGTTTTGATTTGTGTAGTCCTTTGTCTAGTGGATTACATTCTAGTCGCAAGTGTTCAGGTAGATATTTCTCCCTAGCCTCCCAAAAGATTGAATAATCCATACTAGGCCATAAGCGTTCTGCTCTTTTTATCCTGTCAAAGAACATATCATTATACACATTCGGGTACCTCCTGTTAACCCTGTGCCACGATTTATAACAACATAGGGTACTTTCTAGCGTGAAGTAAGATAAGTCCTCGTGGGTAATCTTTTCCTTTGCTTCGTTAAGTAATTTCTCTCCCTCTTGTTTTAACCAAGCAATAGTAGTTTCGTCATAAGTTACCTCATTATCTTTAGTCCAATCTAAATCGTCCCTACCTAGAACTTTACATAAAGCGTTTCTATGTGATTTACTTCCTGAAATATCCTCTAGAAACAGGTCGTTACAATCAACATAAACCCCTGCTAGTCTTAGATACTCCATATAACTAAAGGTTGCTAACCTACCAAAGTAGGCAAAGTCGTTCATTATTTTATGCCATATCCTACCAAAGTTTGCGTATTTATCATTTGTATTACCTATAATTCTAAAGAAGTGTTCTTGACTTTGTCCTTTAAGGTTATCTAGATAACTTTGAACGCATATCTCTAGTTTGTTTTTTACATAGCGTCTGTCCGTGTCCCAACCTAGTTTATCATAATGCTTTCTAAAGTAGTCGCTAAATTCTTTAACATCTAGTTCGGCTAAATTAGGGAACTTTTTATATAGGGCATAAGTAGTTACTACATTCTGACTACAACCATTGATGAATACAAACCATAGTTTCTGCTCCATATTCATATCTAGTTTGTCAAATATGTAAGGGAATGCATAGTAGACTGCTCCAGGATGCGCTCGGTACTTTAGATGGTATTCATAAAAGTCTAGGAATACTTGCCGTCTGTTTTCGTTTAATCTATAATCTTTCATAAGTTTATATCACTTCCTACTACCCAAAATAACGATTCTTTATTCCAATATTTCATTAGGTTAGCCCTCATAAACCTAATTACCTTTCCCTCATATCTAGGGTGAAATACCAAGTCCTCAATCTGTTCATCCATAGTGTCGGTATAGGTACAAAACCCTGAGCCGTTTAGGTTATGGTATTTAAGAACAATCTCTTTAGTAGTGTCGTTTTTGAATTTAAAGTCAAATTTATTATCTATACTTATACCTTTCCAAGCACAAATATTCTTTAATCTATGTTCTATGTAGCCGATATTCTTTGAGCCGTGATTACCAATACCCATTAGTAGCACTTCTTTTATATTCGGTTTAGGGTATAGAATTAACCCATATAATATACTAGTAACAGAATTACAAGAACCGCAAGGGATTATAATTCGCTTAATGTCGCTAGGTATGTTTTTAACCTGTTCTGCTCCTACTAAATGAAATGCTTCAATATCCTCCCAAGTATTACAGGAGTGTTCTAGGGTAATGTTCGTTTCTAAAAACTCGTGATTAGGTAATACATCTAGTAATTTTTTGCTTATTGCTCCTAGTGTTTTAGCGTAACCTACTTTAGAATAGACTAGTTTTGCTCCGTTCTCTTGTGCAAGTTTTAGGTAAGGACTTTTGTCAATATTCTTTTTAGAGTAAGCAATAACGCAACCTATACCATAATGTTTACATATTTCTGATATAAAAGCGTGTTGAGGGCTTTGTGATACTGAACCACTAACTACTCCCCTAATGTTCTTTTCTTTTCTCCATTTGTCTACTAACCATAAACATTGCCTTAGTTTAGAACCATTGATATGTCCGTAACCTTTAGGGGCAAATTTATCGTCCCTTTTAAAGTGCATACCCCCTTTTAGTTCAATAGGGGTTAAGTCATATATAGTGTTAATCCACACTAGGCTTATTCTCTAGTAGTGTTTTGAGGACTAACCCTCCTATATATACATCATTCTTTCTATAGATACCACATAAGTCCATAGCCTCATCGTAATCCTCGCTACTAAACTCTATTTGTATTGCTCGTTTTACTGCTCTAGTTTTCTCCTCAACTTCCTCATCTAAGTTTAAGTCATCTAGTATAGCGTAATCTACTACCTCCTCAGGTTGCCATACATCCATACCCCACTCACCTAGAGAAACATTGTCCCACTTATTCGCTAGTTCGCTCCAATCCCACTCACCGAATGCTACATTATCTTTAACTATAAACTCTTTTTCCTGTTCCTCAGTTAATCCTTTAGCGATAGTTACAGGTATTTCTTTTAGTCCTGCCTCAATACAAGCCCTGTACCTCATATTTCCTCCTAGTATAACCATCTTTTCATTTACCACTATTGGCCTTAGGTCAAGCATTTGAGGGAAGTCCTGAATACTTTTTACTAGTTTCTTAAATTTACTGTCTTTAATTGCCCTAGGGTTATCGTCATTAGGGACTAACTTGCTGATTTTCATTTTCATAATTATTGTTGTTTTATATTAGTTAAGAGAATTTATTAACATTCATTTGGTAGGGGTATTCTAATAGATAATTCTTGTTGAGCCCATATTCTAATCTGCTCACAATATTGATTAAACTCCCCTTTATCTAAATCTTTGCTAGGTTCAGCAAGAAATTTATTCTTTAGTAGTTCGTGCATTTCAAACTTATGGTAGCCAAGTTCGTTGCCTAGTAGTAAAACTATACACTTAAAATAGTATCTATTCTGTTTTTCGCTCCTCATTTTCTATTATTTTATGTAATCCCTCCCATATACTTCTTAGGCAACTGCTACAATTCGTTCCTTTACTATAACCTGTTCCATAGATAGTATTATATAACTCAATTACCTGAGCCTTTATTTCGTGATTATCTAATCGTTTGTTTTTCATTAAAGGCCATATTTCTTTTACTTCTTGAATTAAGTCTAAAGGTAACTCCTGACTAACAGGGAGTACCTCTCCGGTACTTAACCATAGTTTGTTAGGGCAACTCATAGGAGCAATTTTTGCTTTAACTCGCATAAAGCATCCACACTCTAAGCAAGTGCCTGTTAATTTAAAGTATCTATCACAAGATTTGCATATATCTAGCCTTTCTTTATAAACATCATTAGGGGCAAAAAACCTATTCCTCTTTACGCTCATTTAGTATAGTTTTAATTTTGTTCCTTACATTGTCAATAGTAGTGAAAAGACTATTCCTGCTTATCTTTGTTTTCTTTGCTAGGCTATCTAAAGTGTTCCCCTCATAGTAGTATAACTTAAATACATCTCTATCATACCAATACATCGTATCTAGTATTGCATCTATCTCCTCTAGTCGTTCAAACTCTGGTACTCCTGTATCATCAGGGTTAGGAATGTTCTCTAGTGCGTTCTTTATATCTTTATGGTCTTGTGATGAATGAGTGCCGTATAAACTGCTTATTCTAGTGTAATATTTATCTATTTTATAAAAATAAGGGCTTCTAGGACTAGTTAAACTTCGTCTAATAACTACACAACCATACCCTACTAGGCCTTTCTCTCCATCTTTTTTATAGATTGCTTTTAGTGTATCAGGGTTCATATTCATAAAGTATAACATCAACTCCTGAACTACCTCATCTATTTCAAATTTATCTCTAGAATATCTTTTTGCGTAGGCTACATATTTAGGCCGTAAATTGCCTAGTAATATATATATCCTAGTCATCTGATTGTAGTCTTAGATTGTTCAACCTATCTACCATCTCAAAAGCATAGTTATTTAGGTATAATCTATATGCTCTTGCTTTCTTTGCGTTTCGTTTCGTTTCTATACCTGCTAAAAAACCTGTTGTCATTATACTCATATTAGTAGGTATAATGCTCATAAAGTCATAATAGTTAGTAGCCTCCTCATAATGCTTTTTATAGCCGTTATGATGTTCTATAACTATATTCAATACATCTATGTAGTCCTGAAACTTTGCCTTATTAGTGCCTGTTACTTCCTCAATAGCGTTAACTAGAGTAGTTAAATAATCTTTAACTAGAACCGAGTGTTCAATCGATATGCAAATAGGCTTCTTTAACACTACAACAAACCTATAACAAATTTTTACACTTATCCTAACTCTGTTAGAAACTTATTAACAATAGATTTGTAATAACTGATTTTCTCATCATAATCTACCCTCATCCACTTAGCAGTCTGCCTAGCCTTTTTGAACATTTCGTGAGCCTTTTTAGCCCCTAATCTTGTAGCGAATTTATACTGCTCTCCGTAGTTATATATATTACAGGATACGCATTGAGGCCGACAATTATCCTCGTCAAACCTCGTTGCTAGATACTTTCTACTTTGAAAGTGTCCGTTCTGAATATCCTTATAATGATGTAATTTACCGCAAGTGAAACATCTAACTGCTCCTGTATGGTCAGCGTGTTTCAATCTTATGTAAAGACTAAACCATTTATCCAATTCGGCTTTTAACTTCGGTAACGACTTCTTTTTCCTCAAAATAAGCTAGTTTGCGTGTCCTCTGAGTAACGAACTATCTCGTAATAGTGTTCCATAGCCCCATACATTCCTCGTGTTAACTCCGTTGTTTTCTGTAACTTTCCGTCATAAGCCAAATTGCTCATTGCTCGGTTTATACTAGACTTAGGAGGTTGAAAAAATTTAGGCACATTCTCTGAACAATAAATTTGATAAACCTTACTGCAAGGTAATTTTTTATATCGTTCAAATATAGCATAAACTTTGTCCTCTTGTGAGGCATTTTTCTTAGTTTTATCAACGGCCTCCTGTTGATTAGATTTGTTAGTGTTAAAAAAGTGTTTAGTCATTATCTTTATTTTTAGTTAATTGTAATCTTTCTAGTTCAAATATCAAGTGATTTGCTGCTTTCTCTATACACTCCTCAGGATTAGCGTGTTTCAGGTTAGCCCTAAGTAGATATGTTACTGCAGTACCTATATTGTAGGTTAAGTCCCAATCCTCAATAACTTTCCTAGCCTCGTATTTATGGTGTTTACCTATGTAATATTTTGGTATGTTCATTATGAAGTCCTTAGTATTAGTAATTTACTTCCATTCTCTAGATACATTTTTTCATATCTAGCGTAGTCTTGTTCCCATTTAGCATTATATTCTGCTAGTGTAGGTTTTCTACTATTAGGGTCATCATTAAATACTATACCCTCCCAATAACTACCCTTAACTTCCTTAGCGTAAGAGAATACCTCATCTATTACCCATTCCTCAGGTGTATTTTCGCATTGTTCTTTAGTTCCAATAATTCTATAACTCATTGCATTTTCAGTAGTGTCCATATACTTGTACCCTGTTGATGCGTCTGTATGTTGTTTTGCACTAGTTTGCTTTTCATAAAGCACTATATCTTGTATTATTAAAGTCATTTTTTTAGTTTTTAATTATTATCTATTCCTGTATGTTCTTTACAATCTTTACATAAATCGGTTCCCTCAATGATTTTAGCTCCGCAACATTGACTCCTTAACCCATCGCTCCAATCCATAATATCAGTACCCTCAACTTCATCAGCATATTCACAAGCACTATTATAAACCCCTGTGTCATATTCTTGAATATATGAAGCGAATGAATCATACCAATTACATACCATTTCTTTTTTAGAGCATTTCTCCTCCAATTTGCAACATTTTTCCTCTAATGATTTGTTACATTTTAACTCCTCTTTACTCAACTTCATTTTAGGGTTAATTTTAGCCTTAGCCATAATTTCCATAGCGTCTGCTATTCTACCGATGTTTTTTAGATACATTTGTGCATCTTTACTATTGTTTTCCATTTGTTAATTTTTTAGTGTTATTTAATAATTTAGGTGTATTTCTATAATACATTACCTGTTCAGGTTTAGCGTTCTGAGTATGTACTTTATAATAGGCATTATCAATAGTTGTTTTATGTTTCCTAATCCAACGATAGAAAGTTGGTATGTTTAGGAATTGTTTTTCATCACTATATCTAACCCCTAGTCTAAATGCTTCTTGTATATCCTCAAAGTATAATCTAGAGAACCTAACCTCTTTAGTAAAGTCTAATGCTAGTGTTTTAGCATAAGCAACCATAGTTTTAGCATCGGTATTATAACCTAATTCTAAATTCGTTTGTGCTATTAGGTCATAACACTTATGCTTTAACTCGTCTAGTGTCATATCTTTAATCATAATAATTCTTTTCCTTTTTGATATTCATCTAGTTGTTTATCTAACTTGCCTTTCATTGACTTAGTTTCTTTCTTTTCCCACTGCTGAGAGCGTTTCTGCCAAGTAACTAAGCGTCGGCCTAGGTCATAGGTCTTTTCTAACTCAAAACGCATCTTTGTTAGCGATTTGTTAGGCTCAGTCCAGTACGCAATAAACTCGTCTTTCATTTGTTCAGAATAGGTACTTGCCATAACTAATTCAACAAATTCTGCTCGTCTTATAAGGAACTTATTATTCTTAATTATTATTTCTTTATTCTTATTAAATGTTGACTGATTAGTTACGGACTTGTTATTCAATAATTGAAGGACTTGTGCTTCAAATATACGGAAGTAGTTCTTTGCAGGTAAACCTCTACGCTCTACGGCTATACAACCCTGTGCCTTAAGTATTTTTAAGGCCTCTCTTTGCTGATGGGCTGATAGTGTAGTATCTCGTGTTATGTTTTCCTCAGTATTAAAGAACCAATCGCTATCCATATCTTGTTCGCTAAAGTATTCTCGCTTTGATATTAAGTCGGCTAAAAGTACTGTCGCTTTTAATCCTATCTGTTTCGCTAATTGCTTGTTAACGATTAGAAATGCTGAACTGCTTAGTAATTGTATCATAAGCTAATTTCCATATCAAATTCATATTCCCCTAAAACTTCTCGTATTGTATCGGCTACTCTACAAAATTCAGGGTATCTAACATTAAAGTCATATTTACTAGTCCCACTTTTTAAGTAAATACCTACTCTACCTCGTTTGTTATGTCTGATACCCTCTTTAGCCAACATCTTACGCATTTGTGATTTATTAAGGGTTTGCCTAGGATTATCATATATATGTCCGTGAAGCGTATCAAAAAGCCTCTGATACTTAGGCCAAGTATCGTATAAGTCCTCGTGATTTGTTTCATAATGATATACACTAGTCCTATCTCGTTCTAATACATCTGAAATATCTAGGTAGTGTATTCCCTCTTGTCTGCATATGTTAGATACTGCCATTCTACAAAGTTGAACATCTTGCTTTCTAGTTTTACTAAACAGGGCAGTCAAAGGTATATTTAATACCTCTGCTGCTCTATTAGCAATATCCTTAACTCTTGCACTGTCTGTTAGTGATATTTTCCTCATCTTAAAATGGGTTTTCATCAGACTTAGGTATCTCACCTGTAGTTACATACTTAAAAAAGTAATCTGCCGTTTTAAGTATATGTTCCTCGCTACAATTTGAACCTTTACAAAACGCTAAAGAGTTAGTTACGCAATTCATTCTAGCGATTTGCTCTCCTGTTTGATTACTTACTCCTCCACTTGCTTTAGGGAACGATTTATTACCCTCCCAATTAGGATTAGCAGATTTTGCCTTAGTGAAAGGATGCTGCCCTATATCACCTGTAATGGTATAAGACAATTCTTTACCTACTTCTTGTTTAGCGTTTTTACCTATGTCAATCTTATCTCCATTCTCCATAACTAACTTATGGTAGAGTGTCTGATACTGACCGAACGGCTCACTAATGTTATACACTTCTTTGATTTTACTAGTTTTAATATCCATATTTATTGATTTTTAGATATTGTGCCTACTGTTGCAGGGTTTCGGCTTTCCCTATAATACCATCTATTTTTCTCTTTATACCATTCAGCAACATCTACAATATAAACTGCCCTCTCCCTATGGTAATCAGTAGGGGGTAATATTGTTTTAGATAATATCTTTATTGCTGATTTAGGTATCCATTGAGGTTTAGCAACATCATTATATTTAATACATATTGCTTTACCCCAATCAATCTCTATATCTCCCTCTATATGAAATGAATGCTGAATAATTACTTTATCTCGCCTATTCATCTCTATAGTATTGAATGTTTTTCTCTCTATCATATCTTATCTATGTGTTTATTTAACTGCTCTTTTAGGTATGCTTTATCAGATATACCACTTTTAAGTATTTCCATAGTGCTGAATACTAGTGTGCAGTTAATGTCAGGTTCGTTATCTTTCTCACTCATTATTTTTACTCCTAAATATACCTCGTTTTCAAAACATTGAAACGACCATATTTCACTAATGTATCTAAAGTCCTCTATATGTTCCATTAGCCTAGTTGTTTTACTAACCTATGCATAACATTCCTCCACTCGTCCTCTGTTATAGGTTTATTAGATGTTGAAAAAGTAGAACCTAGTGTAGAGAACCCATACTCTAGTCCCTCGTATGTTTCTTTAATTTGGTCGCAAACTACCCTACCATCTTTTACTCTAGCCCTCATATACCACGGATTAAGTCCGCATTCCCATTTAAAGTAGGCAGGTAAATCACCTGCGTTATACTCCTTAATAGTTGTTTTTACCTCGTGTACCTCAAATTTACCATCTTTAATTTTTTCCATCATTTTTAGTTTTTAGTGAGTAGGTTGCCCTTACTCTGTTAGTAATTAGTTTATCTAGTTCTTGTAATCTTTGTATCTCTTTCTGATACCATAGCCATCTTTCTCTAGTCATTTTATTATTATTTAGTTAATACAATTCTTTTTGTAAGTCTATCCAATCCTCGTCCTCCTCTTTAGCCTCCTCTTTCCATTCATCTAGCATTTCATCAGGCACTATGTAGTTAGCAAAGCCCTCCGTCCCTCCTTTCACTATTTCCTCGCAATCATCATAAAACCTATATTCATCTACATATAATTCGTCCTCATCTATACCTTTCGTATCTTTCTCGTGTAGCCAATAGATGTCATATCCATCTACGCTATTTAATTTATCAAATATCCACATTTTAGTTTATGTTTTTCGTTAATAATTCTATTGCTCTTTGTGCCTGTGAACTAGCCTGAATTACCATCTCCTGCTCGTTCGTTAGTTTCTTAACCCATCCGTTAATATACGCTTGCGAGTTAAGAGAGGAGTCCTGAGGACTTATTCCTGTCATTGCTACTAGAAACATACTTCCCATCTCGGCTACTAGTTCCTCCTTAGAGTATTTCTCAGTTCCGAATCGTGTTCTCTCTAATCTATTTAATCTAGATTCGTGTCCTGTAGAGTGTACTAGTTCGTGAAATAAAGTTTTATAGTAGTCGTCAGATGTTTTGAAGTCAATACCATTAGGCATACTTACAGCATCAGTAGTAGGAGAATAGAATGCTCTAGTTCCTCCTATCATTAAGGCAGGTCGTTTAGGGTATTTATCATAAATAGCCTCTGCTTTCTTTATAGGGTTAAACTTCTTTCTGTTAGTAGGTTTAGGTTTTACCCATTTCATATCCTTAATACCCTCGGTATCAGTAATACTAAATACTCTATAATATCTAGGAGTCCAATTTTCGTACACATCTTTATGGCTAGTAGCAACAGGTAGTTTTTTAGCGTCATTATACCATTTACCCTCGTAGCAGTAAG